CTCCGAGACATCATGGAAGACGGACGTCTCGAGGGTGCGGATGATGATGAGGCCGCCGATCTCGGCTTCCGACCCGAGTCTGTTCGAGACATCACCGTCACGGAACTCACGGACTGAACGATGGCCATCCGGTGCGTGGTCCGCTTCCGAGTGGACTGCACGAACTGGGATAGCCGAGCTCGAGGTACAGAGCGCTGGTTTGTCTTCGACTCGCAAGGCGAATACGAAGCACCTATCGACAACCTCAAGTTCACCAGTCGCCATGCGGCCTGGTGCTACGCGTACGAACTCAACTACGGATTTCCATACATGGGATCGAGGTAGCGCTGGCCGCTTCCTGAACATCAGAGAAAGGAGGTCGTAACGAGTCAATTGCGTTAGGTCATGTGTGCCGCGAAGAACCCGGTCGCTGAAGAGTGGCCGGGTTTCTTCGTGTCCGGTATCTTGACGCTCATGGAAGCAGGGCAACTCAAGGAGCATATCGACGCCGGACCGGTCGCCGATGGCCTCATCAACCAGTACGGGCGCATGCTGGAGGACTCTCGTGTCTGGCGTGAGCAGATCTCGATGGATGGGCTTGTTCATACTCTGGATAACGGAGTGCTACAATCTCATCCGTTGGTTGATCGTGTCCTCCGTGCCGAATGGACCATGCTGAACTGTCTGCGGTCCATCCAGCGTATCGTTGACGTCCAGAAGGCGAAGGCCGAAGAGGACGAGTTCGACGCGTTCCTCCGCGCCAATGTCCGACCCTAACGACGGCGATCGCATCATTGAGTTTCTTGCCCGGTTCTGTCGACATCCACGTGGTCCGGATGCCGGCAAACCGGTCCTTCTCGTGCCCGAGCAACAGCAGGTCCTGCGAGACATGTTTGTCCTCGCTGACGATGGACTGTGGAAGCACCGCGAGGCGGCCATCGTCGTGCATAGGAAGTGGGCGAAGACACTCTCGGCTTCCGGCATTGGACTCTTCTGCCTCACAACTCGCGAGATGGGTACCGAGATCTACTTCGCCGCCAACTCGCGCGTGCAGGCAGGCATCCTCAAGAAGAACGTTGATGCGTTCGCGATCAGCTCGAAGCCTCTGCGCAAGCGGCTCAAGATCTACAAGAACAAGATCGAGACGAACGACGGACAATCTCACATCATGGTCCTCGGTGCTGATGCCCATCAGGCGCACGGCTACAACCCGTTCGTGTCGGTGGTCGACGAGTACTGGGCGTTCAAGAACAACGATCTGCCAGAAGCTCTGAGCTCTGGTACCGCGGCTCGTCCTGAGTCGATGACGGTCTACATCACCACGCCTGGCGTTGATATGAATAGCCCGCTTGGTGAGTTGCTGGAGCGCTCGGAGCGTGGAGACGATTCGCTCTACATTCATTGGCCAGGCAAGGATATCCGCGATGACCTGGACGTCTTCGACCGGGAAGCCTGGCGTGAGTACAACCTCGGCTTCCGATATGGCTGGACCAACGAGCGATTCCTCATGTCTCAGGCGCTCGCGCTTCCGAAGGCTGAGTTCATTCGTCTTCATCTCGGCGGCTGGCTCAAGCGTTCCGCCGGCTGGATGAACATGTACAAGTGGGATGAGTGCAAGGACAGTCGCATTGAACTGAAGCCCGACACACCCGTATGTCTGTTTGTGGACGGTGCCTGGAAGCACGATTCGATGGCTCTCATGGCCTGTACGACCGGACCAGATCCCGAGCTCTTCACGCTCAAGATCTGGGAACGTCCAGTCGGTGATGACATGTGGCGCGTTCCTTACACTGAGCTGGACATTGCTGTGCGTACGGCATGTGCGATGTACAAGGTGGCACAAATTGGTGCGGACCCGTTCTTTCTCGGCCAGCTTCTGCAGACGTGGGAACACGATGGGTATCCGATTCTCGAGATCCCAACGAACTCGACAACCAGGTCCGTACCGGCTACCAAGCGCTTCTTCGATGCCGTGATGGAGAACCGTATCAAGCATGATGGGAATCCTACACTTCGTCGACACGTGGCGAACTGCGTTCCAAAGATCGATGCACGAGGTCTCCGGATCGCGCGAGATCGCAACAACCCGAACGCCTTCATTGATGCGGCAGTCGCGGCTGTCTTTGTTCATGATATGGCGTCGAAGGTGAGTCAGGAGCCTGGGCTGTGGATGTTCTGAGAAGGAATGTCGATACCATCGCGCAGATCTTCGGCGTGTTGATCATTAGCATTGGAGCTGCGATCATCTCGATAGCCGCAGGGCTGATCGTTCTTGGCTCACTGACGCTCGCGTACGGTACTATCCGAGAGGTCGTTCACATCACGACGACTCAGACGGAGGACGCTGAGGACGATGGGGTTCGGTAGCATCGTGCGGGCCATGCCCCGCGGCACCCGAGAGCCCGAGCCGGCACTCAACGAGAACCGTTACCGCACGTGGATGGGCGGTGGATACGCCATCACCGCTGACGGTCAGGTCATCGAATCGCCGGCGTGGGGTACGCAAGATCAGATGGTGCTCGGCATTCCGGCGGCCTGGCGTGCCATGAATCTGGTCGCCGGATTCATCTCGCAGCTTATGCTGCGGTGCTATGACGACATGATCCCGAATGCCGAGATCACTCCGACACCTCAGGTTGTCAAGCGTCCGTGGCCGCTGCTCACCTACGCAGATTACTTCTTCGCGATGGTGACGTCCATCGTTCTCCGTGGCAACTTCGTCGGAGTTCGCGCGGATTACGAGGAATCAAGCGGTCTGCCTCGGCAGATCCTGCCCGTTCATCCGGACGACGTCGTGATGGACATGGTGCGAGGGATCCCGTACTACGAGATCACTGGCATGGACCGTCCACTCCGCTATGATGAGATCTTCCATGTCCGTGGGTATCTGTCGCCTGGGTCTCTGTGGGGCGTAGGTGTTATCGAGGCGCACCGTAAGAATCTCAGGTACTCGAATACGCTTGCCGACTTCGGGCAGCAGGCGTACTCAAACGGGGGTGTTCCGCCGGTTGTCATCAAGGTGAACAAGCCCGAGCTCAGTGAGCCCGAGGCTGCGTATATCCAGGGCAGATGGGTTGCGCGGCATGCTTCTGGGAACCGACAGCCGGCGGTCATCCCCGCCACGATGGAAGTGGAGAAGATCGGTCTCAGCATGCAGGACGCTGAGTACCTGCAGAGCCGCATGTTCAATGTGGCTGAGATCGCGTTCATGTTCAATCTGTCGCCGGAGGATCTCAGCGCTACGTTGACCACCGGTGGCTCGAGCTTGACGTACGGAAACCTGGACCAGAAGACGCGAGACCGGTTGCTCTATAGTATGCAGCCGATCATGGTCCGGATTGAGCAGACGTTTGCCGATATTCTGCCAGGCAAGACGCTGGCACGGTATTCGTCCGAAGAGACCATGCGCATGTCGTTCAAGGAGCGCATGGAATCCTACAAGCTCGCGCGTGAGACCGGCGTCTATACACTCGAAGAGCTTCGGGTGCTGGAACGTCTTGGTCCGCTACCCGCAGGATACGAAGACCCTATGCTCAAGAAGCCTGAGCAGCCGAAGGCTATCGCCAGCAAGCCAGATGATCCGGGAGCAGTGTGATGAACTTCAACGGCGACATCACTCGAGCACTTGACCTTGATACGCTCGAGATTCAGGGTGCAGAGGGTCGCACGCTCGTGGCTCGCCTGCTCCGTTGGGACGTGGAGAACGAGGTCTCCGACGACGGTCGCCTCTTCTACACCGAGGTCTGGGATCGCGGATCCTTCGCACAGACCATCAAGCGGGCTGAGGTGACCGGCAAGAAGTGGCCGATGTTCCTCAACCACCGTCGGTCTGATGCTCCCATCGGAGCAGTGGCAGCGATCCACGAGCGAGACGATGGTCCGTGGATGACGGCGAAGATCAGCCGCACCACCGGCGGCAATGATGCACTCGAACTCTATCACGATGGCGCGCTCACTAACGTATCGATCGGCGCCACGGTGATCAGAAGCCGCAAGGTCGGCAAGGCCATCCACCGTTCTGAGGTGGCTGTCCGCGAGGTGAGCATGACGCCGTTCAACCAGCTCGCGGGTGCTGAGATCATGGCTCTTCGCAGCCACGAGGCGGCCACGTCCTACCTTGACGAGCTCAACGAGTTCATCGCCAAGCACCGAGGCTAACCACGGTCGTCGAAGGACTGGACAGCGCTGGCCGCCTCCTGGTAGAAACGAATCCCGGAGGTTCCGACCTTCTTTCGCGTGCGCCCGTCGCTGCGAGCCAATGTCACTCCGAACCAAAGGGAAACCAATGCTCGAGATCCTTCGCAAGATGCTCGAAGGAAAGCTCGGTCAGCTGACGGCGCTGTCGACGAAGGTCGCGGAAAATGGGGGCGAACCCTCGGAGTCCGAGAAGGCCAACATCGACGTGCTCCGCGGCGAGATCGAGAAGCTCAACAAGCAGATCGAGGAAGCCGGCGAGCTCGATGAGCTGATCGCCCGGTCGTCCGCGGTCCTCGAGAAGATGCCGGTCCGCACCAATGCGGCTCCGATCAACCGCACCGCGTCGAACTCCGAGCCCAACGCCGGCAAGGAGTACGCGGAGATCGTCCGGTCGTTCTACCCGACGCCTGGCGACTACATGCACGACGTCATCCACTCGTATCAGGGTGATCGCGAGGCTCGGCGCAAGCTCGAAGATCTGAACCGCGCCGTCAACGTCGACCGCATTGCCAACGAGGTCACGGGTGATGTGCCCGGTCTCGTGCCCGAGCCGGTCGTCGGCGACGTCATCAAGATCATCGACGCCAGCCGCCCCGTGGTCGCGTCCCTGCGCCAGTACCCGATGCCGCAGTACGGCTCTTCGTTCACCCGTCCCAAGGTGACCCAGAACACGCAGGTCGGCATCCAGACGACGCAGAAGACCGAGCTCCCCTCGCGGAAGTTCCTTGTCGATCCGATCCCCGTGACCAAGCAGACGCTTGGCGGCGCGATCGACGTCGCTTTCCAGGTCATCGACTGGACGAGCCCGTCCGCGCTGAACGCGATCACGGATGACCTCGCTGATCAGTACGCGATCCAGACCGAAGATCTGGCCGCGACGATGATCGAGGTCGCCGCGAAGACGACCAACGCAGCCAACACCGTGCCCATCACGGCAGACCAGGAGATCGCGGGCTTCTATGCCGCGGCCGGCAAGGTCTACCAGGGCTGCAACCGCCTGCCCGACACGGTCTACGCCAGTGTCGACGAGTGGGTGTGGCTCGGCTCCCTGCTGGACGGCGATGGTCGTCCGCTCTTCCCGAACCTCGCGCCCATGAACGCGCCTGGCACGATGGGCGGCATCACCACCTTCAGCGGTGGTCCTCTCGGTGCTCGCCTGGTCGTCAGCCCGCAGTTCGCGGCCGACACCCTCGTCGTCGCCGCCTCCTCGTTTGCCGAGACCTACGAGGATCGTCGCGGTGCTCTGCGAGTCGTCGAGCCGAAGCTGCTCGGCTGGGAGATCGCGTACTACGGCTACTTCGCCGGCGTGGTCACCGTGCCCGCGGCCTTCGTCGCCCTGACCCACGCGTAGGCCATGCCACTCACCCTGACTCGTCATCCGACCGTCAACACCCTGCAGGACGACCCGCTGGGTTGGCTGTGGTATGTCAGCGGGATGATGACGAACGACACGGAGTGCGAGCTTACGCCGGAGCTCGTCGTTGGCAATGAGTTCGACATCGAGTTGCCTGGTCTTTCGAAGGTCGGGCGACTCGCTGTCAGCTGGGCTGATGTTGTCGGTACGCCACCCGGTTGTTGGGGTTGGACGGCAACCAATGTCACCGGTACGTGTTACGCCGATCTGGCAACGTACACTGGACAACTCATCTTCCCAGGAATTGGCGGTGGAGGTGCGCCAGTCATGGATGCATTCGATCTGCAAGACCTCATTGACGATGGGAAGATCGTCACTGCTGAACCTTCTCGTCGACAGTTCATCACGTCCGTGCAGGCCACGCCTGGCGCTGCTGGTTCCAAGGCAACGACCATCAGCTTCACGCCGGCTCAGATCCCAGGGACGTTGCATGATGTCAACTGGGGTGATGGCACGGAGGAGGTCGTCGACTACGACGGCAAGCAACACGTCTATGCCAATGCTGGGACGTACCGCGTGACCGTGTACCCGTACGGATCCACGAACCACAACGTGTACGTCGACACCACCGTGAGTTAGGAGACCAATGAGGACCAATCCCGATCACGACCCAATCGTCAGCCTCGACCTCGGTGACCTCGTCCGCGATGGCACCGTTGATGTGGATGAACCTTCCTCGCGACACGAGAAGGCCGGCCACCCGCAGTACGGGAAGCCTGCTGCGAAGAAGGCTGAGCCGGAGAAGGCGGCCAGCGCTGCCAAGTCCGCCGAGAAGAAGTAGGAGAGCGTCCGGTGCCCTGGCCAACCATCAACGAGCTCGCGGTGTTCACGCGCCAACAGGTCGATGAAACGATGGACTGGGCGCTGGACGCTGCCATTTCCTACGGGCAGACGGTGTTGGCATCGAGCAATCTCGTGCCCAACGAACCTGATGCTTCGGTGTTCAACGGATGTCTCGATTACGCGGCCTCGTTGTACACTGCTCGGATCGGTGGCGTGGATCTGACGATTGAGCCTGGCGAAGGCTCGACGCCCTTGCAACGATATCGCAAGCTCCTCCTCGTTTCACGACCGGTGGGGTTCGCGTGATCAAGACCGTCACGGAGCAGCGGGAGACGCTGGCCGCCTTCTTGGCGTCGTATGGTACGGTCTTGAGGGCGCCAGTCTCAGATCCGATTCCGCCTGTCATCATGATCGGCAATCCGTCGTATCTGATTGATGGGCGTGTGGCTACGGTCTCGTGGCCCATCAGTCTGATCGTCGCGAGGACGACAGCAGAAGACATATCCAAGCAATTCGACGCGTGGATTGAACCGATCATTGGCGAACTCGTCAAGGGTGTCGGTCTCAACTTCGTCGTTGATGCTGCAGCCCCACGTCCAACAGATCCCGACTTTCCGGTGGACCTACCGGCGTACGTGATCCTCGGACACACCAACATCGCTCTGTGTTGAAAGGACCATGATGGCTCAGACGGTCATCGTCATCACCAACGCCAACGTTCAGTTCGCTGACGATGCGACTGGGATCGCCACGGCACCTGATTTCCAGTGCCAGGTCATCTCGGCAGCCATCAACGCGAACCCCAACCTTCAGACCGTGCCAGCAACCTTCTGCTCGGGTGAGACGCAGGTTCCGGGTCAGACCGGATTCGAGCTCGCTCTCACCTGGCTGCAGGACTGGACAGCGACTGCCGGCCTTTCCGAGTTCGCCTGGGACAACGATGCAGCTGAGAAGTACTTCAGCATCTCGCTGGATGACGCTGTTGGTTCACCGATCGCCACGGGCGTCTGCCGCGTGGTGGCTGGTGCCTTTGGTGGCGACGCCGGTACTCCTCTGCAGGCGACGGCAACCTGGCCGATCATCGGCAAGCCCGACATCGGTGTGAGCACCGTGGCTGCGACCTTCGAAGCGGCTCGCGAAGCTGCCGAGGAGAAGGTCTCCGCGTAGACGTCCGGTCGGCGTGGGGCCGTTGCGAGTGATGCCCGGGGTTCTGAGCGCGGACCCCGGGCATCCTCGTATAATCGGGGACTTTCTTCTGGAATGAATCCAGTTGAAGCCCTTTGTCTAGCTATTCCGCTCTCCTTTCTGGATCATTCCAGGAAGCCCGGGAACCTTCTGGAATGGTCGAGGAGGCCAGGTGGGAACGTCCAGGTCGCCACAGGAATTCGAGCAGAAGCTTCAGCGGTTGGCAGCATATATGGTTCCCTCGACTCGAGACATGCTGGAACAGGCGGGCAACATCTTCAAGGCAGAGCTCCGGTCCTCAGCCATCAATGCGGCTGGAGCTGATCGGCGTCTGAGTCGTCATCGATCCAAGGCCATACTCGCCGCCGACTGGGTAATCAAGCGATACAAGAACGCTGGGTACCGAGCCTTTGCAAATGCTCGAGGACCGTGGGGTCTGCGCGATAACTCCGGGGTTGGTGGGAAGACGAAGCCTCACAAGATCACGGCGAAGAATGCTCCGTATCTCAAGTTTCGTGATAGCCGAGATGGTCGTTGGCGGCGCGTGAAGTCCGTTCAGCACAAGGGCTCGCAGCGAGACAACTACTGGGAGCAGGGCGCATCGAGGGCGAAGATCCGCATCGTCAGATCGCTTTCTCAGGGGTATCTCGATACGGTAAAGTACGCCTTTGACAACCCGTTCCAAGTTCGCAAGGGAGCGTAAATGACTGCAGCATTCGGGCGCCGACCGGAGACGAAGTGGAAGATGCAGTGGGGCGGGAAGATCGTTGGCGACTCAGAGTCCGTCACTGTCGGGCAAGCCATTCTCGTCGGCAAGCTCGTTGGACGAGACTCCTGGATCGACTGCATGCCCTACACCGGACCAGAAGCATGCACAGCCTGGCTCGTGATCCTCACCGCTCCGGCTGAAGACGAGATGAACGAGAGGGCAATGCTCGAGCATCTGAAGGCTTGTACGACGATGAAGCTCGATGATCTTTTCGATACTCTGATCCTGGAGTAAGGCATGGCTCTCGCCACCGAGCGCGTCAATGTCATCTTCGATGCCGATGCATCGCCCGTCATCGCGGCGATCCGCAAAGTCACCGCCGAGGCTAAGCAGTTTCAGAATGCTATCGGTGGCATGGAGGATTCTGAGAAGAATCTGCTCCTCGCTACCGTTGGCGATACGCTCATCGGAGCGGCGAAGCGTTACCTTGGTGTTCTGCTCGAGGTCGGCAAGGCAACCTCAAATCTGATCGAGCAGACGAACTTTGCCCAGAAGGTCTTCGGTGACGCGTTCGAGGGTGTGGAGAAGTTCGCTGACAGTGCCGCGAAGATCGGCTTCTCCAAGACTTCAGCGCTGAACGCCGCAGCTGCTCTTGGTGTGTTCGGCAAGACGGCGGGGCTCGCTGGTGAAGAGCTCGTCGGGTTCACCGAGCAGATGGTGACGATGGCGGCTGACATGGCGTCAGTTCGTAACACCACGCCAGAGGAAGCGATTATCGCTCTTGGGGCAGCCATGCGCTCCGAGTACGAACCACTCCGTCGATTCGGCGTTGTTCTGAATGACGTGCAGCTTCGTCAGCGAGCCTGGACGCTGGGCATCTACGACGGTACGGGTGCGCTGAACTCTTCGCAGAGGATCCTTGCTGCCCGCGCTGAGGTGATGGAGCAGCTCGGGTTTGCGACCGGCGACTTCATTGACACGCAGGATCAGTTCGCGAACAGCCAGCGCGTCCTGAACGCTGAGATGGAGAACTTCAAGGCGGCCGTTGGTCAAGGCGTCCTGCCTCTGATGCTTGGTCTGACGAAGGTGGCCAACGCTCTACTCGGCGCGTTCAACTCTCTGCCTGATGCACTTCAGGCGACCATCGGTGGCCTGGCACTTCTCGCTGGTGTGGCTGTCGGCGCTCTTGGTGCTCTCGCGAAGCTGGTCTCAATCCTCAACACGCTCAAGACGATATCGGCCTTCGAGGGGATTTCGACAGCGCTGGCCGCCTCCTTGCCTGCTGCGGCTGCTATCGGCATCGCCGCTATTGCAGGCATTGGCATTGCTATGGCGGATGCGAAGTCCAAGGCTGATGATGCTTCGGATGCCGTCGATCGGTTCAACAAGACGGTCGAAGCCACTCGCGGGAATACCGAGGATGCTGTTCAGCTTGACGTCCGTGGAATGGTTGATGACCAGGGTGTCACGGACTCGTTCGATCAGATGGGTCTCAGTATCACGAACTTCCGTGATGAAGCCGTTGTTGCAATCCAGGGCACCGAGGATCAGTTTGCCGAGTTCACTGGCAAGTGGTCCAAGTTTATCGCAGACGCGCTGAACCAGCATCCCGAACTTCTGGGCTCTACAGTTCAGGATGATATGCGTCTCGCCATCCAGGGTATCGAGAATGTCAACAAGGCATACGATACGTGGATGAAGGACAAGGCGCAGAAGGACGCGCAGGACAAGAAGGAAACTGAGGCTGCGACTGCCGAGCAGATCAAGGCATATCAGGAGCTCATCAAGACCTACGAGTCTGCTGCTAAGGCGAAGAGTGCCGCGGAGAAGGCACTGCGCGAAGCGAAGAAGGACCTCGCTGAAACTCAGACCAAGGCGCTGGCCGACTTTGCTGCTGCTCAGGAAGCGTACAACAAGAGCATCGCGGATCAAGAGCGTTCAATCGAACGTCAGCGCCAGTCAACTGAGGAAGCCTACGCCGCCATCGCTGATGCTCAGCGTGGAGTGTTGCAGGCGATTCGAGCTGAGACCAAGGCACGTGAGAATATTCAGCGAGCTATCCGCGATCAGGCTGATGCGGCAGGTGGACTAGTTGAGGCTCAGCGTGATGCTGCTGATGCTCAGGAAGAGTTCGCGGATGCGAGCCGTGAGGTTGAGCAGATTCTTCACGGCTATGGTGCTGCGTCTCAGCAAGCCGCTGATGCCTTTGAGAATCTGGATGATGCTCAGAGGAAGGTTCGCGCTTCCCAGCTCGGTCTCGAAGACTCAACTCTTGCTCTGACTGATGCCCAGTCTGAGCTCGATCGTCTGCGTCGGTTCTACGGTGGAACCTCATCGCCTTCGGCTCTTCGTCGTCTGGCTGATGCAGAGCGGGCCGTTGAGCGCGCGAAGCTGGATCACGCTGAAGCGACTGATGCTCTGGATGATTCGACGAAGGATGCGGACCAGGCGCAGAAGGACTACAACTATACGGTCAACGGATTCCCTCGTGAATCTGATCTTGCTCAGCAAGCGATGGATCGGCAGCAAGGTGCAGCCAGATCGCTTGAAGGCGCGCTGAAGGCTGTGGAGAATGCGAACCGTAGAGTCGTTGATGCTCAGCGTGCCGTTGACGAAGCGTACTATGCCGCAGATGAGGCGGCCTACGCTGTCGAGCAGGCACAGTATCGAGTGGAGGCGGCCACGCGATCAGCGCAGTATGCTTCGGATGATCTGCGTCGAGCTGAGTGGGAGCTCGCAACCTATCGCCAGTCTGGTCAGCCGCAGATGGCGATGGAGAGCATCCGTGCTCATGAAGATGCAATCCGGGATGCTCGTGCTCAGCTTGTCGCAGAGACCTGGGCACTCAACGATGCTGAGGCTGCTCTTGCTGCCGCTCGAGCTGCTACGCCTGCGGTGTATAATCCGCGTACATCTCCGATCTACACGGCTCCGAATCCTGGTGGATTCATGAACGGATACGCACCGGCTGGAACGACAGGCACCGCGAGGATCGATGTCAATGTCACCGGAGCTATCATGACGCCTGAAGCTGCACGGACCTTGTCTGATGCGCTGATCAAGTTCTGGCGGTCGAACAGCTATCTGCCCGAGTGGGGTAAGTTCTGGTGAGCGTCAACGATAGACTCAGGGTCAGGATCTTCGCGGGTACGACGGCTAGCGGGCCGTGGAACTACGGTGACCTGAATTATGGCGATTACGACTATGGTCGTATCGTCAATGAGCTCTTTCCCGATGGTCAACCAATGAATTGCTTCATTACGAACATGACTATTGATACCGGTCGTCAGCGTCCGCTTGATCAGAACAAAATCGGTAGCTGCTCGCTCCAGGTTGTCGTTATGAATGTTCCTAACGAATGGGTTGGCGAGGATCCGTACGCGACCCCCGAAGCCATTGTCATTGGTCGGACTATTATCATCGAAGCTCTCAACAGTGGACACTGGGATGCCGTGTTCACGGGAACAGTCGAGTCAGCCAATGCCGAGTACGTCGGATCCGGTGAGTTCAACGCTCCGTACATGCGGTGGGAACTCTATGCACTCGACGCTTTGAACCGTATGGCTCGCGTTGTCGAGGCTCCAGGGACAACGTACCGAGCAGAAGAGAAGGCGAACGCTCGTCTTGAGTTCATCACCGGCCGTGCGGCTCTTGGTGTTCGATATTTGAGTACCACGCTACCGGCTGCTCAGGTTCTCGCTGAAGAAGAGTTCTCGCAGAACCTCCTCAACCTCGCTCAGAATACGATCAAGTACAACTACCGACTTGCTGCCGCCCAGGATGGCGCAAATGTTGACGTTGAGGATCTTCATATCGGAGAGCCTGTCGTCAGCCCGAATTACCTGTTCATCGCGAGCCCGCATCAACTCTGGCAGAATGCCCAGATTCGCATGCGGCTCCCGTGCCTTACCGTTGGTCGGGTAACGTGGCCGATGGATCGACTGCTGAATCAGGTCACGGTTATCACGCCTGATGTTCCGACCGATCCGACGCCTGACGAGTGGGTGCAGAAGGATCAGGTTTCGATTGATACATTCGGTCGACGAACGTATCAGGATAACCTTCCGATGGTCGAAGCCGTTGGAACCCAGACGCCCGCGTTGAATCTTGGGAATCGTATCCTTGATGCCTACAGTGATCCGAGGCCATGGGTTACTCAGGTTGAGATCGACTTCACTGATGTGATCGACCTTGATACGGAAGAACCGGTGTGGGCCGGGATCTCGTACTATGGTACATACGAGGTCGGCTTCGCCTTCGCCTTGCGCATGCTTCGTGGATCCCGAGTACTCGCGATGACGCTTCCACCGACAGACGCTGGCCGCCTTGTAGATTCGACGGGCTGGGTACTTGGCATTCAGTGGTCGATCAATCCTACGACCGTCAAGGCCACAGTATACCTTGAAGCGATTGCTACACGGTATGGAACGGTAGCGATTCCTGATCCTCCGCCACCCGAGCCCGTGCATCCATCTGGTAATCTTGGTATCAGCCTTGGCGCGAACTTCTCACCAGTAACCGTTGCTCCGCAGCTCTGGTTCAATGTGCCTGCTACGGTTACACCGACGGACGTTGAGATGTACATGGATTTCTACGATCCAGGGCAGGGTGCGGCGTATTTCTTCCGCAGCCCTACGACGCTCAATGTTCCTCGTCTTCAGGCGTACACCGATGTGTCGGCAGGTCGTCTACGGCTCGAAGGAACGAATGCGACGGGTACCGCGTTGCTTCAGATCTCACCGCCGAACTACCCACCATATCTGAATCGTAAGGTGTTCTATGCTTCGGTGCTCGGTGGGAACTCTCAGGCGCAGCTCCTCGAGCCAGGCGAAACGCCAGCCGTTACTTCGATGGTTGTTGATACGACCATCAGCGATGATTGGATCAAGCCCGGTAATCAGTTCATGGTGGGATGGCAGGGTTCGACGAACCAGTTCCGTCTGCGCGGCTATCTGTTCGATCTCAAGATTCGAAAGAAGTCGACAGGTCAGGTTCTGCTTCACGTTCGTCCACAGGATTTCCAGGCTGGCTCGTGGACGGACCCATACGGTAATGTCATAAACGTTTCGTCGTCCGTCAATCTCGAGGACGACATACCTCAGTGGATCATGGAGTCGTAGATGCCCTGGCCGATTGTACCACCCACTGGAACGCGAACCAATACGACTCCACATGCCAACACGCACCCTGATGATCACAATAAGATCTCGCAAGCTCTTGCTGATCTGAGCTCGGTACTCCAGGCAACAGGTCGTGTCATTCGATGGGGTGGCGGACCATATACGACTACGCAGGGCTGGAACATCGGCAATGCGCTTCCCACCTTTCCATATGCCGGGGTTGTTGCACTCGCGGCCAGTTGCTCAGGTGGATTCGGCTCGGTAGCTATCGATCTTCTATTTGATGGTTACTCTGATTCCATCACGGCACAAGGTGGAGGCGGCTGGGGAGCGCAGGCGAAGCCAGGCTTCGGTGGCTGGAATGGTGCCGTTGCGAACCCCGGCATTTCACCGTTTACTCAGATTGTCGCTTCATCGTGGGCCGGCCTCGGCAGCATTGTTATCCTCTCACCAGTCGCTGCTGGAGGTAAGGCTGACCTCAAGTGTCGAGTCATCAAAGGTGCGAACGGCAACAACTTCTACGTCGATGGCTATGCCTGGGCGACCTACATGCCTGGCGCCACGATCCCTACAACCCAGATTTCGCCGGGGTGACGCGGTTCAGCATGACGGCGCTGTTCGCAGCGCTTGTCTTCATCATCATCGCCATCATCAAATACGATGAATCAGAAGTACGAACAGTGTTGCTCGTTCTTGCTTCTGTTCTCATCGGATCATTCATCACGATGGAGTCGTGGCATACCCACTACATCACCAGAACGCGAAGGGAGCGAGATGCAGAACGAGAAGAAAACGACGACCGAGGACGAGGAAGTCGAGGTGATGGGTGAGGAGTGGCCTGATGATACGCCCATCAAGGTCACGTATGATCTGGGAGATGATGAGGAGTGATCGTCAAACCACCCATCGAGATGCGGGCAGACTGGGGCGCACTTCCGCCCAAGTCGAACCCAGGTGGTTTCACGGCTCTCAACAAGACCGTCATCCACTACACTGCCGCGAACAAGGGCTACCCGCGAAGCAACCATTCCGATTGTCGCGAGCAGGTGCGTAGCATCCAGCGCCAGCATCAGAACATTCCCGAGCAATCCGACATCGAGTACAACGCGCTGGCCTGCAATCACGGCACTTTGTTCGAAGGTCGCGTCAAGGGATACAAGGGTGGTGCGAATGGCAGCGCCGAGACGAACAAGACGATGCCGTCGATCTGCTGCCTACTCGGTGTGGGTGATGAACCGACCTACGAGATGCTCAACGCTGTGGCCTGGTTCCACATGCAAGTCGAGAAGGCGGCCAGCACTTCGTGGCTTGAGGCGATCGGGCACTGCGACATCTACGCGACCTCGTGTCCTGGTGATCCGATGTACGCTCTCATTGAGGTCGACTTCATCCACGCAATGGCTGACCAGCCAACGCCTACACCGCCAGGAGATGATGACATGCCCGCACCCGACATCGTCCAGATCAACGAGCCTTGGGGACCGTTCCCGACGGGAGCCGTCTTCATCTGTTCACCCGACTGCATGACCTTCCGCTGGGTCAAGTCGGAGGACGAGCTCTGGCAACTTCAGCAGACGTTCCCTCGTCGTGGCTGGACGTTCCCGAACCCCATCCCTCCGATTCCCAGCTCATGGCTCGCCCAGTACGGTGAGCTCATCGGCGCAACGCCATAGGGAGGCGGCCAGCGTGTATTCATCCATCGCACTTCTTCAGTCCGATACGTACTTCCTCCGGAGGTGCGCGGGTTGTGTCGCTTCCGAAGCCGTGGCTGTCGGTGACCCGTGGCAGTGGACCGTCGACAACTCGTGGGAACTCGCAGCTTCGCCTGGCTTCGGGGAAGCGTATCAGTACGCCTTGGACACCGGCGTGCAGAACCCCGGGAATGACGAGACCGTCATCACCGATGCCCAGATTCTGAGCGCAGTCCAGGCTCTCGAGACTCCCGCCTCGGTCTAAGAGGAATCATGCCCGACAAGTACGATCTCGCACTCTACCGTGGTGACTCGTTCACCTGGACGTTCATCCTGTGGACTGACCCGACGAAGACGGCGCGCTTCGATCTGACCGGCGTGACACTCAAGGCTGAGATTCGTGATAAGCCGGCCGGCCTGACCATCGTGGAACTGACATGTGCGGCAGTCGGAGCTCCTGAGGATGGTACCGTTCAGGTCGATCTGAGCGCTGACGATTGCAAGCTCGTGCCTGAGCGGGGCGCATGGGATCTTCAGCTCACGTACTCTGATGGTCGGGTTCATACGTGGGTTGCCGGCAAGGTCAACAACACGCCTGACGTCACCGATTCTACGCTGCCGGGGTGACCGCATGACCGATGTCTTCCTTCCTCCGCCTATCGTCATCGACATCATCGAGGAGACCGGATCGCCAGGTCCTCAGGGTCCGCCTGGTCCCGAAGGTCCGCGTGGTTTCACCGGCGCGCAAGGTGACATTGGACCCGAAGGTCCGGCAGGTCCCACCGGTTTGCAAGGCATTCAGGGCGTTGAAGGTCCCACGGGTCCGCAGGGTGTACAGGGTATCGAGGGACCCGTTGGTCCAGTCGGTGCACCTGGCGGCGGAGCTCAGCAGAGCGTCTGGCGGTGGAAGGCGGCCAGCGTCGCTGCCGGCGCCTTGGCCGCAGGCGAGATGGGCGTCAACAACGACTCACCTGCCGCGGCTACGCAGTTCATCATCCACCCTGTCGGTGCCCTCGCGGGGATCGACTGGTCGTATGTCATCGGGAATCTTGAGGTCGGTGATACGATTTACGTTCAGGCCAAGGCAGACTCATCGTCCTGGCACCAGTACGCTATCACCGGTACACCGTTCCCGAGCTCAGGCAACTGGGTCATCCCGGTTACCACGGACGGTGGATCACCTACGGGTACCGAGCCGGCTGATGACGCAGAAGCGCTGGCCGCCTTCCAGTTCACACCAGCTCAAGGGCCGACGGGACCCACGGGCCCTGCGGGCCCGACAGGTCCTGCGGGTCCTCCCGGTCTCACCGGACCGCAAGGCATTCAGGGCATCGCTGGTCCGACAGGTACGGCTGGTGCGACTGGTCCTCCAGGCACGAATGGTACGAATGGTACGAATGGTGATTGGTCAACGCCGATCACGTTCAATACTACGTCTGGTCTGATCTACACTCTCGTGGCGTCTGACGCTGGGAAGAAGATCAGGCATGCTCACACGGCGGCCAGTGCTGTTCAGATCCCGGATAATTCGACTGTTCCGTTTGCGCTTGGTACGCAGGTTCATATCATGAACCGAGGAGCTCAGACGGTCAACATCTCGGCGTCTGCTGGGGTGACGCTCAACTTCCCGCCAACCACTCCGCTTCATGCTCTGCGTGGATCGTTCAGTCAGTGTACGGCTGAGAAGGTCGGCACCAATGAGTGGGACGTCTACGGGGATCTCGCCTGATGCCCGTCATTCCTGGGATTATCGCAATACCGATTTATACCAAGTTGTCGTACGACGCTACGATTCTCGCTGATGGTCCTATCGCGTTCTGGAAGCTGGATGAGATCCTCGACGTGAGTCCGAGTCTTTATACGTACACCGGTGCGGTGCAAACCTTCACGGTGCCTGCTGGTGTCACGAGCCTGACATGTACGCTGGCGGGCGGTGCAGCGGGTGCGGGACCAAGCACGAGTCTTGGAAATGATGCTCGAGGTGCATGGATCAAGGCGACCATGCCCGTCACGCCTCTCGAGGTTCTTCAGCTTCGCGTCGGTGGAGCAGGCGTAGGACGAGGACGCTCAACGCCTACACCCGGCTGGCCTGACGGTGGTCTTGGTGGACATGATCCGAACCCTGGTGGTACGGGTGGTGCTGGTGGTGGATCGTCCGATATCCGCAAGGCTCCATATGGTCTGAATGACCGATGGCTCGTTGCTGGTGCTGGTGGTAATACATCAGTTACGAGTGGCGGCGTGGGTGGTTACCCGAACGGTGCAGATGCTGGTTCGGGCGCGTTGGCCGGTGGAACCGGTGGCACGCAGACCGCAGCAGGTACGGGCGGTAATGGTGATGCGGGTTTCGGCCAAGGCGGCTCAGGAGCTCAGCCTTCTGGTAGCCGATACGGTGGAGGCGGAGGCGGCGGATGGTGGGGCGGAGGCGGAGGCAATGCTGCTATCGGTGTGGGAC